AGCAGCACCGTCCCGTCGGCCTTCGTCGGCGCAAAATTCGTGAAGTCGCCTGGCTGCGATCCAACCACCCGCGACGGCCAGCCAGGACAGCCACCGAAGATCAGCCGCTCCTGCCAGAAGCGCACCGTGTAGGGATAGCCGTTTGGTCCACCCCACTGGCCGAGCGCCCAGTTGAGCGTCTTCGTCGGAAAAACGAAGGGCGGGATGAAGGCCCACAGCACGGTGCCGTCGACCTGTGTCGCGGCTCCGCCGGCCACCGGAATCGCGGCCGTCGAGCTGTCGGTCTTGCCGCCGATCACCGCTTGGAAATAGTCCATGGTCGGCGAGTTGACGATGTCGTTGACGTCGTACTGGGTGGTGCGTGCGATCTTGGTCGAATTGCGCGCGCCAATCGCCGACCAGATCACCGAGCCGTCGAGGATCGAGCTTCCGAGGCCCTGCGGGCCGTTGCCGCTGGTCGCCGAGGTGCCGCCGGAAACCGCAACGTAATAGCTCAGCAAACCCGGCACCTGCGCGCCGCCGGCAGGCTGGCCGACGATGGCGTTGGTCTCGTACTTCGTATTCGGTTGCCACTGTACGCCATCGAGACCGGCCTGCGCCCCGTCATGCACCAGACCCTGCACCGTCGCGCTCACCACGGTCGCCGACGTCACCCCGGTGATCTTGCACCAGCCCCAGTTGCCATACCATTTCACGCGGACGACACGGCCGATATCGGCTGACGAGAACCCGGCGCCATTGTTGATGTTGATCGTATTCGTCCATGTCAGCGTGATGTTGCCGGTGGTGCCGCTTGGCGTGACGTAGTTCGTGCTGTCGGTATTGATGTCGAGATAGGGCCCGTCGCGGAATTGCATCACCGAATAGGTCCAGCTGGTGTGCGAGCTCCGCGTCAGCGTGGCCGGCGGATAGGACGGATGAACGATGAAGAGCGTGTCGGCGCTCTGCGTGTATTTGAGCTTGGCAAGATCCGCGCTGGTGTAGGGCACCGCGATATCGACCGGCACGCCGCCCGATAGCACCACGCCGTCGTTCATGTAGACGCGCACATAGCCGTTGGAGAACACCAGCATGTAGGCTTGGATCGTCGAGAAAATGAACGGCACAAGTCGTGACGGATTGTTCTGATCGCGCGCCGACGAGATGAACATCGTACCGGGGCGCGCCGTTATCCCGCCCTGCGGCATCACCACGAAATTCAGGCAGGTGTCGGCCCCATTGTAATAGGCCTTGTGATCGATGCGTCCCTTCATGCGGGGGCTGAGCTGGCCGGCGGTGAAGTTGGTGATGTCGATATCGCTGCGCATCTACCACCGCGCGCGCAGAAGAATGTCGCCACCCCATTCGGTCGGCAGAGCCTGTTGCGCGCTTCGCGTCCGGGCCTGCGCCCATGCTTCGCTCAACGCCTGCTTGGCCTCCTCGCGCTTCTTGGTGTCCTGCGTCAGCGCGAGCGCATTCTGCACAGCGATCTCGAGGCCCAGCACCCGGCAAAAAAGCGGCGGGAAAGATTTCGGATCCGAGACGTCACTGATGTAGTAGATGTTGACCGGCGCACCGGCATTCGACAACAGCTGACTGCCGATGATCTCCCACTTATAGGCGATGTCGCTGTCCTCATCGTCAGTGTAGATCGTCAGAAAATCGCCGGGCAGATCGTAGGCACCGTTGTACCCGAACGGCGGCTGATTGACCGATGCCGGCAGCTGCGCCTGCCGCATCGCGAACCGCCACGGTGCGGCCTCGAGAACTTCGCGCCGGATCCGCCCGAACGAATTCAGACAGATGATCGCGCGGCGCTGCGGTGCATTGATGTCGCTGATGAGGTCGACGCCGAGCGCCAACAAGCCGATGTTGCAGATCGAAACCTGACTGTCGCCAGCCGCCATGATGCGAAGAGGCGCGCGGGCCGAGGGGACGTCCCGCGCGCTCTCCCTCCCTGTTCAGATGATGTACTCAAAGAACAGACGGAGCCCTCCCGATGCCGGCAGAGCTGCCGCGCCGACCGTCAGAATGATGTCGTCGTACTGACCACCACCCTGATGGCCCGGCTGGTAGCCGGCCGCTTGGCCGGTCAGGCAGTCATAGCCAACATAGATCGGCACGCCGAGCGAAGCTGCCACACCGAGCGCCTGCGGCGACGTCGCGGTCAGCGTTGCAGCCGGCGCCCAATAGCCGGCTTGCGAGCTGTCGCTTGGCGATCCGATGGCGATGGTCGCGGTGCCGAGCGACACCGACGACAGCGCCGTGATCCCGATCATGGTGTAGGGCACAGGAAGCCGCGCCACACCGATCACCGAGCCGGAGGCCTGTGCTGCGAGCGGCACGTTCGCAACCCAGCAATACTGCCCGCCATTCTGCAGCGACATCAGCAGCTGCTGCGGCATGTTTCCGCCACCGGAGACATTGCCGATCAGCTGCTGCATTTCGGTGCCGAACAGCGTTGCCGGCGTCGCCGCGAGCTGCGACGGCGCATCCTTGGGACTGAAGCGCGCGATATAGGCCGCGATATCGTGCGGATCGCGGTTCTCGGTCACCACCACAGCCTTGTCGTCCCCGCGAGGCACGGGATGATCGCCAGCAACCTGAGACGATGCATGGGGATCCGCCGCGTGGGGATCTTTCTCTTTCGTAGTCGTCATGTGCATTCTCCTTCCTTACTGGCACACGATCTCGACGACCTTGGCCTCCTCGAGCCGGGCGCCGCCAATGCTCTCGTCGCAGTAGACGTACTGCGCGAAGCGCTTGTCGGGCCGAGGTGCCGATTGCGTCTCGATGTCTCTGTTGATGCCCAAGCCCATGCCCGACTTGCGCCACGCGGGCACGCGCCACTGACCCGATGCGTTCTTCTGCAGCCGCTCCGAATGGATGAAGCGGAAGCCGACGAACAGGTCGACCTTGCCGTCGTACAACGCGCGCACCGTGTTGTAATCGGCGCTTGTGACTTCCGTTGTCTTCAAGAGATCGCCCTTCTGCAGACCACCGACGAGGATGTAGCGCTCTTCTTCCTCATCGCCTTCCGCACGATCCAGCGCCACCGATGCCGAGATCAGTTTTGAGATCGTGAGCCCGGCTGGCCCCGAGCCGGTGCCGTAGGACCAGTCGGACACCGCAACAACCGTGCCGGGCGGTGCGGTCGGCTGGCTTTCGTTGTTGCCGTTGGGCCACTGCACCGCGTTCGACCCGCTATGGCCGGTGTACGCCGTGCCAAAGAACGCCTGAATGACTTCGTCGTCTTGACCACGACGCATCGCCATGCCGGCCGCTTTGGCATAGTTTGACTCCGGGTCGATCAGCAGCTTCAGCTTGTCGAGCTTGTCCACCAAGTCGCCCCAGTCATAGTCGTATGGCGCAACCCTACGACGCAGGTGCTGGGTGTTCATCATCGGGCTGTCGCTATGGCGCGTCGTCACCTTGCGAGCAGCGGTGGGTGCCATCTGCTCGAGGTAGGCGCTATCGCCTGTGATCATCTCCTCGATGACTTTGCCGCGGAGGCGTGCCTCCGACTGTTGCGCGAGGTGCCGCACATTACTTCCGAACTGCTGCACCATCGCATCCGTGACCGAAAAACTCATGATGCTCTCCGTCGTTACCGGCGATCTCCAATCGCCGGCTTGTTGAAACGAAGTGCGTGATGACCATCACCACGCACCCATTGGCGGTGACGGCTGAGCTCCCCGATCCTGTCGCGCTGGCGCGCGACTACATTGGACCCGTGCCTGCGTTTAACGTCCGCTCGACGATGCCTTCAGATCGGACCCTTGCGAGCTACCCGATCCTTTAGAATTCCTATGCGGCGCTTTCCTCCGCGGGATATGCGACCTCGTAGAGGGCTGCGATCTCCTCGAGCGCTTCCTGCCGTCCCGGGGCGTCCTTGTTCTTGAACGCCGCATTGGCGCGGAATGCCTGCTCTTTCTCGGTGATCTTCCGCCGTGCTTCCTCGATGCTGGGCCTGTCGCCGAAACCGCCTTGCCCCTTGCCGAGCAGGCCGTCTTCCCTGAGCTGCGAGCCCATCAATGCAAAGACCTGTGCGAGCGCCGGATTGTTGCCCAGATTGCTCGCCGTCAATTCCTTGACCAGCTGATCGCCGATCCCGAGCTGCTTGGCATAATGGCCAATCGCCGCTTCCGCATCCTTCAGATGACCATCGTAGTCGCCGCCCCACTTAGAGCGCAGTGCAGCGCTCGCCTTTTCCATGTCGGCCTTGCGCGCATCGCCAGCGGCGGCGAACAGATCTGCCTGCAGCTTGTCCCAGTCGCCGCGGCCGAGATCGATCTGGCGCTGCGTCACTCCCATCTTGTGAAGGATCGGCGCCAACTGCTTCTGAAAATTCGCATCAGCCTCGTTATAATCGCTGCCATCCGCGCGCTTGCCGAACGCATATTTGTCGGCTGTATCGGGACGACCCTGCGCCTTGTAGAAGGCATCCCAGCCCGCCGCATCTTTGTCATCCTTGGGAAGAACCGCCAGCCGGTTCTTGTCGAGGCCGACCATGCGCTGGGCGTTGACGAAGCTGTCGTAGAGCCCGTTCTCGTCCTTGATGTCCTTGAAGCTCGCGTCATTGCGGTACTTCTCCGGCAGGCGCTCGGCGAACGGTTTCTGGCTGTCGACGTACCTCTGCGCCAAGCTTCCGACGTCCTTGATGTCCTTGAACGCCGCGTTACCGCGCAAGCCTTCCGGCAGGCTCGCTGTCCAGTCGGCGCCATTGCCCGACGATGCCGGCGCCGATCCGCTCTGTGCTGTTCCTGCGTCACTCATCATCTGCTCCTAAAGAAAGACGGCCCCGCGCTCCGGTTCGTGTCGCGTACGGCACACGGGGCCGCTCTCATCACCGCGCCTTCTTGCTTGCAGAAGGCACTGGATGCGGATCAACCGGCAGGCCGATCACGGCCCAGCCATATTCTTCGGTCCACACCGTTTGCCACGTCATTTTTTCGAGCGGGCCGGTCGGTGGCGTCTCGTCGGGTGGCGGCGCCTCCGGCAAAGGTGGTTGCGTTGCGACCGGGGGATAGCCCGGCCCGCCGGGGAACGAACTTCCGGGTGGTCCCCAGATCGGGAACGTCGGTGAGCCCGGTGGCTGACCGCCGCCGCCCGGTGGCTGATAGCCCGGTGAGCCCGGAAACACCGGACCGCTAATCGGATTGCTCGGTCTTGGATCGGTCGGACCCCAGATGCCAAGCGGAGGCTGACCGCCGCCGGGATCTGTCAGCGGCGTGATCGTTGCGAGAAACGGCTTGCCTACTTCCATGTCACTCACTCCTTGGGGCTTGCGGTTGCTGGCGTCGTACCAACGGGCGGGAGCTGAACCCACACTTGGTTCTCAGGGTCGGCACCGACCATCGGAAATCGCCAGATCGTGCCATCCGACATCAGGACTGTGACAGCTTCCACCACACGACCGCTGCCGCCATAGGCGTTGCTCGTCACGGCAATCTGCTGCGGGATCGCTGTCTGCGGCGTCACCGCCTTCCGCACTTTCGCGGCACGCATCTTCGCGGTCGGCCTAGCGGGCATGCGTCTCTCCAAAAAATGCAGATGGCACGTCGACCACACGATCCCAGCGTTCCGGCTGGGCCAACGGCCGGTGCGCCCATACCGTGCCGTCCGTGCAGAGCGCATACATCACCGACACCACATAGCCGTCACTGCCGTCCTGCCACATCGCGATCTGTACGACCTTGCGCCCGCGGAAGCGCACTGGCTTGCCAGAAAAAACCTTGCTGGCAACGCCCTGATCCGCATGCATCAAGCCAGACATCACTCCACCAGCCTTTCGATATCGTCCTTGGTGGTCTCGCGCGCCAGCGCGATCATTTCAGCTTCTGTCCAACGCAGTGCATTGCAGATCTCGAGCGCGAGTGAACGCCGGCCCTCATAAAACCGGCTGTCCTCGGGTTGCGGCGAGGTCTCGAGGATCCCGCCGCGGCGCATCAGATCGTGCAGCACCAGCTGGCCTTCCGGCGTCGCATAGACCGCGTGATAGGCCTGATTGACCGCCGCCTGCCGGCGGAAGCCTTTCAGCACCTTCGCGACCTGATCGCGCGCCAGCTGGAGATCCATGCTCATCCGGCCAGCCTCGTGACACCGAGCGCGGCGCGGATCTTGCCGCCCAGACCGAGTGCCTTCTCGAACCGGCGATATTCCGGTGTCGTCGTCAGCACCCATTCGATGAAGCAGCCGCCCTTACCGGTCGACGGATCGTAGAGATCGAAGTCGCACTTAAAATCGTGAGGCCGCTTCAGCCGCGCCGCCTCCTCGAAATCGCGGATGATCTTGGGCATCAGAAGATCCTGTGCCGAGATCTCACCTTTGTGCAGCTCGCAGTAGTGCAATGTCGTGAACATCTTGAGCGCACGATGCCCGGGCTCGCGCGGTGTCTTCGATGCCACGACGAGACGCGGCGCCCGCGACGGCGTATTGGGGCAGTGCAGCCCGTGGGCATAGAAGTGATCGCAGACCTTCTCGGGCCGGTTCATCTCACCACTCGTTCACGATCTTGACGGCGAGCTTGCCATCAGTCGGCTGCTGATCTTCCGGAAGGGGCTCGAGCCGCGAGACATGAAACATCCCGGGCTTCAGCACATCCTCGTCCTGCGGATTGAACACCACGGCATCAAACTCGAGCCGCCTTTTGAGATGCGCGCGCAGCATCATCCGTGCAACGACTTTTCCCTTTCGCATGTAGTGCTTCCAGCCACGCTTCACGGTCAGTGAGTGCAAAACCTCGAAGGGATGACCGGCCGCAAAGAAGTCGCCGGTATCAAGGGCATTGCGCTCCCAGCGCCCGCGCTCGATGTCCGCCAGATAGGCGCGCAGGCTTGGATCTTTCGTCAGGCTCTTGGCGGCTTCCGCCAATGTCATGCCTCTCGTCATGCTGCCTCCTCGCCGCCCGGCGGCGCGTTCTCGTTTGCTGCACCGCCGCCCGGCCCGCCGCCCATCGTCTGGCCGGCGTCGGCGAGGTTCTTGATCGCGCCGCTCGCATCGGCTGCGGCGCCGGCCATGCTCTGCAGCTGCGCATGCTGCGCGGCCGCTGCTTGCGCCTCCTGCTGCTGCTGCGCTTCCTGCGCCAGCTGATCGGGCGACTTCAATGCATTGACCGGCGCATTGAGGTCGAGCTGGGTGCGCCGCATGATCCACTCGATGTCGAGGATCGTCGGCGACTGCGGATCGAGCTGCTTCAGCACCATCTGGCGCTGGATCAGCCGCTCGAGAGCGTCGTTCTCGCTCGAACGCTGCGCCAGCGCAATCGGCGACACATAGTCGACATGCAGCTGCTGGCCCGAGAGCGTGCGTGGGGGCGGAGGGAATGGCGAGCCGGGTCCAAAGCGCATCTTCATCGACTTGCGCCACAGGAGGGCGAAGCACCTGTCGATGAGCGGACCATTCCACTCCGCGTTCATCCGAGACAGAAACGGCGAGAGCGCCATCATCTCCTTGTCGCGGCGCTGCATCCAGTAAGTCGCCGTGGACCCCTTTCCCTCGCTGCTCGGATCTTCCGGGTCGCTCGGCATGTGCAACAGATCGACGAAGAACGTCTTGCCGATGGCGTTGCGCAGCTCGTTCAGCATCTCTTGGCCGAGCGGCAGATTGGTACCCATCTGGATCGCATTGATGCGGTCATCGGGGCGAAGGCCCGGGCGGCGGAAGATCAGCGAACCGGGCACGGTCCGAATAGGGACGATATAACCGTTGTCTGGAAGCTCGAGCGGCGGATCGATGGTCTTCTGCGACGCCTTCACGACCAGCCGCACAAACTCGTTCAGCATCTTGACGTCGGGCAACGCCGTCGAACCTGGCCCCCGGCCATAGACCTCATTGGTCGCCACCGAGAAGCGCGGTGTCAGATAGACGAATTCGTTGTTGCCGCCGACGCTAATCAGCTCTTTGCTGTCTTCGCAGACGTAGACGCTCTCGTATGCCATGTGCAGCTTGTCGGCGCGCTGCGGGTCGCGGTTCTTGCGCGGCTGCACCCGGTGATGGAAGTGGAATTTCTGATCGGGTTTGTCGTCCTCGATGGCCTTCAGGACTTTCTCGCCGGCCTTCTTGCCCCACTGGCCATAGGCCTGCTTCGCGGTCCATGGCCAGCGCCGCGACAGCGAATCGACCCGGTCACTCTCGTTCTCGACCCAGCGGCATTCGCGCATATGCCGCGTCGAGAACAGCGGCATGCCTTCCTTGTTCTCGAGTACGCCCATGCAGGCGGTGCCGATGCTGGCAATGTCGTCGTAGACCTCTTGGCTCTGCGACGCGAAATTGTAGCGCGCCGAATTGAACACCGCGTAGAGCGCAAGCGTCGCCGCGTCGAGCCATGCGCGCGTCTGATAATCTTGGTTCAGCGCATCGTTGTCGGGCATCAGCGAGAACCACAACAATGTCGAGCTCGTGAGGAAGCTGTGGCAGGCGGCGCGGAATTGTTCGCGGGCCCAGAGCGGATAGCTGTCGTAAACCCACTGCATGCGTTTTTGGCCGGGCGAACGCTGTGTCGTGTAATCGGCGCGGTCGGGGTGCATGTAGTTTGTGATCGACTGCCAGTGCGTCAGCGTCTGGCCGGCGTCGGCATCGCGGCGCTCCCAGTCCCTGATCACATCCTTCGCGAGATCGCGGTCGTCTGGCATCTACTGCCCCAGCAGAGATTTTTTGGCGATGGTCGGTGCGCTGACATCGCCCTGTCCGCTCGTGAGCAACGTCTGGGCGCGGCCGTACATCTGGCCGGTCTGCGTGCCGGCAGCGCGCGCTGCCGCTTGGATCGCGGGATCGGTCGGCGTCGGTGCCGTCACCGGGGCACGCTCGGGCGGACCTGAGAACAGACTACCCATAGGTGATCGCCTCGCTGCGCTCGATGGACCAGCCGTCGCGCGGATCGGGATTGCTGTCGGCGAAGCGCTTCAAGGGATTGGGCTGTGGCACAGGCCCCCCGGCAATGGCCAGCACCTGTGCCTGCGTGACCGGCTGATAACCGTTTGCGGCGTACTGTCTCGCCATCGCGGCGTCGGTATCCGACGTCGCCACGGAGCCGGGGGCGTAAAGATAGAAATTGGCGCGCAGATCGTAGCCGGCCATCAGCTCTTCACTTTCGCCTTCACCGGCATCGGCTGGACCGCTGTCAGGGTCAGGCTGGTGATCTCGTAGGGGCCGGCGATGGGCTTGAGACCGCCCGCGACCTCCGCGGTGCCCTGCGTGATCGCGCGCTGCACCATCGGAAGAAAATCGTCGGCGCCATAGCGCAAGGTGACGAGGCCCTTGGCGTCCCAGCCTTCCTGCATCGGCGTGGTGCCCTTGAGCTCAAAGACGTAGTCGATGTAGTCCATCGCAGCCTCCTTCAGACCTTCACCATCTGGATCGCGAACGCGAGCGTCAGGAAGAACAGCCCGAGCGCGAGGATGTTGATGGGCGACGGCGCCGGCACGTTGAAAGTCGAGAGCAGGAAGCAGACCAGCGCAACGACGAACAGAACGATCACGAGCACAGCCATGATGACCTCCTCAAGGAGTGCGGATAGCGACAGCAATCGGCCCTTCATTTTTCGGCGGCGGATCGACGACGATGTAGGTGCCGCCGGCATCGACGGCAGTGATGGTGTAGTAGCCGTCGTTTTGCGTAGAGCCGTAGATCTCGATGGGATCCCACACCGCAAAGACACCGAACTCATTGGCACCGCTGCCGGTGATCCGGCCGTTCACTGCGGTGAAGGTGGCGCTGTCGAGGATGAGCTTGAGCATCCCCTTGTCGCGCGTATTGAACCGGGTCTCGCTGCCCTGATCGATCCGGTTGTTAGGCTGCGTTGCTCTGATCCGCGTCCCCAGTTCGTCGACCACTGCTCAGTCCTCCCTGATATTCGCCACACCAGTCCTCGAGACGTTTGGCCACGATGGCCGGGAAGCGGTGACATTCGCCGTAGATGAACACGTTGGGCGAGCGCGATGCCTGCACCCCCGGTGGCACGGCCTTTGGCGGTTCAAAAAAACGACAGCTCCCGCAGCGCGCATCGCCGATCACTTCACCACCTTGAATTCGCCGGCCTGTCCGCCTTCGCGGATGCCCTTCAGCCACTGGCCCATCTTGCCGGGAATGAGGAGGAAGAGGTCGGCAACTTCGCCGGGCTTGCCGTCCTCTTCCTCCGCTGGGACCGCGTAGAGTCGTCCGACAATCCCAGCGAATTCGTACTGATCGACGCAGTAGATGGATCCGCCGATGATCTTCCCGTCCTTTACCGTTTCCGTGTGGTGCAAAAGGGGGGCTGTGAACGTCACTCGGTCGCCGAGCTTCGCCATTGGTCTCTCAACATAGATCTGGTGAACGCCGAGGCGGCTTGACGCCGCATCATTTGTCAACTGGGAAGTGGCTCCCACTCGAATTCGGCCTGCGTTCCCGCCGCCGCCATGCTCCAGCTGTCGCGTCGCCCACGGATCTCGAGATCTTCGCCGCCGGCACTCAGGACATAGCCGAGCGCGTCCATCGGATGCGAAAATTGATTCTTCTCAGGCACTTCATCGAAGCGTGGCGTACCGGGAACATGCATCAATCGATAGCGATAGCCGGAGTTGAAACCTTCGTTGAGAACAGTGCAGCCCATGCTCAATTCGAGTCCCGGCTCACCATCGATCAACTGGGTGAGCGGCCGGCGGATTGCCTCGAGACGCGGGATCAGCGCATTGGTCGGCGCTGGCTCGATCAGGATGCCGCATTCGTTGGCGACGATCTCGATCCAGCTGTTTTCGCCCATCTGCTTGTCGGCGCCATAGGCCGCAGTCGGATCGGCCCAGCCCTTGATCTCGAAAGCTTCCGGATATTCGTCATGCAGCACCTGCGCAACGCTGCGGCCGAAACGGATGGGTCCGGTGCCCTGTTCGCTGACGATCTCGCGCAGGATCCGCCACTTGCCGTTCGCCAGCTTCTGCACGATCACGCAAGCCGGCGATCCCCCTGCGTCGAAGCCTAGCCGCAGAGGGATGCCCGGCACCATCTCGAGCACCTGACCGGCGCGATGCAGGTTTTCGTTGTACTCTGGAAACACCGGCTTGCCCGAGCGCGAGAACCCCGGGCGATTTTTGATCATTCTCTCGATGTACCATTCCGGCTGATCGCGCATCTGCACTTCGTAGTAGCCGGGCGGCAGGTTCTTGAGGTTTTCAGCGCGCGGATCGAGCCCGCTCGGCTGGCGCAGCAACAGCACGTCATCGGGCGTATTGCGGAAGATGTCCTGATAGAGCCACGAGGTCTCTTCCGGCGCATTGCAGTCGCCGATGATGCCGTACCAGCTCGGCCCGCCTTCCGACATGTCGGGATAACGGCCGACGCGACCGCGGGCATACTGGTAGACCTCACGCGCAAGGAGATCGAGTTCGATCAGCCACACCGCGGTCATTTCGTAGCCGCGCATCACTTCCTCGACGGCGTTGTCCCCGACCGCGACCAGATCCATCCCGAAATCGACCCGCGTGCCATCCTTGAGGCCGAACGACAGCTGGAATTGCGATGGCGCATTCGCGGCGCCGCTCCACTCGCCCATGTTGCGCGGCAGGAGCTTGTTGATCGACGGGATCGTGGCGCGATGCAGCTGGCGGTAATTTTCCTGTATCGCGACGAGCTTGAATTTCCGGATCCCGTCCTTGGTCGAGGGCCGCTGCGCCATCGCAAGCCGGATCGCCTTCATCAGTACGGTGCGCGTCTTGCCGCTGCCGATGGGACCGTTGATCAGGTTGACGAACTTGGTCTCCTGCATGAAGCGCCAGCTGACCGGCCCGGGAGACTCCCAGTCGAGATTGAGGACTTCAGGCTGCGTCATCGGGATCGAGCGGACCGTCCTTCATGACCTCGACCGTCAGCGACAGCCGTTCGCCATCCACCTCGCCGGCATGCGGGTCGACATCGTGCGGTTCGATGATGTTGAGGTTGATGATCTTGTGGTTGGTCAGATCGACCGCGAGCGGCAGCTTGGCCTGCAGATAGGGCAGGGCGGCGGTGATCGCGAGGCGCTGTTCCTGCAGCGCTTCCATCTTGGAACAGCTGAGCGAAGCGGCGAGCTCCTCGGTGCCAGCCGACCAGATCTGCGCCAGCCGCTCGAGCGGATGGCTGTAGCGGCTGAGCAGATACGCCGCCATTTCGATGGTGCGCTTGTTGCTGGCGCCGAGCGGCCGGCCCGGCTTGCGCGTCCGGATCTCCTGAACCTTTTCGTTGATCGGCAGTCCCAGCAATTCGAGCTGGTCTTCGGCCGGCGGAGGGTCATACTCCGCGAGCGCGATCTCGAGCGCACGCTTTTCGCCGGCCATGGCCGCAATCCAAAAAAAATGCAGCCGGGTTCCGGCGAAAAACCCGCACCCACATTATCGGCTTGAAAAATGACGCGATGTCAAAACCTCCCCACGAGTTCCATAGCTCACAGGTACAGAGCGCGTGGGGAGTGGAACGCTGAAAACCGGGGTGCCGGGGCTCTGAGAGTCCCAGAAACCAAGGCCTTTTTGGTTTTCCAAGGAGATCGACAACAGCCGAAATCAAGCGTTTCTGATGTCGACAAGGAGGGTGACCGGCCCCAAAGTTGTACGGTTTTGTTGTACGCTTTGAAACTATCCAGCAATTCCAATGTGTTACGATGCAATGGCCGCTTGATCTAGAATCAGGGACTCATTGCCCCAACCTATTTCCCATCACACTAATCGCCGCTTTTTCGCCAGCTCAAAGCGGCGATCCCCAAGCCTCCCGGCGATCCAACACCCTCACAAGCTATAACACCCCAATTCTTTATTGTTCTGAGATCGCAGCAGCTTAGCCGGATCGAAGGACTCGAGTCGCCGGCCTCGGAATGCAATCTGAGGCCAAAGCGTGGGACAGCATAACCGATTGATATATATATCTTTTCATAGAGAAATAGATACTTTGTCCCTGACCCAACGAAACACGCTTATTAAGAGCACGTCTGGCGCCCCTATTTTCCGTATCTGTGTAAAGGGGTGTGCGCTGTCCCGGGACGGACAGCCGCTGTAAACATCAATATTATCCAATCATATCAATACGTTGCCTGTCCCAATGTCCACAAATATGACCCCAGTCTGAGGCCGGCATGCGCAAAAGCTTGCGCTAAGTGTTTCACATCAACAGGTCCGGACTCAGTGGCGTAAACCTGCGACATCTTGTCGATAGCGCGATTTTTTTGTGGCGCGGGGTTGCGCCACCGAAAATGTGGCGTATAGTTGCGCCACATCAAACGTAGCACCTAACCAAAGGAACTAAGCCAGTGTCGAACTTCTCGCATCGCTATCTTCTTACCGTGGTTCCCACATTCCTGCCGCTGCTCATTGCAGGCTTGATCGGCGCCCATTACGGCGACCATGCCGGCATGGCCGCGCTGCTTATTGCCTGCGTGGCCTCGCCGTTCTTCTTGGCACTTGGCGTTGACGTGGTTCGCTACCTCGAGGCCGGCGACAATGTCTAAAATCACATGCGACGCCGCGGCGCGCGCGGCCGGCTATACGCGCGAGCTCGAGCTCTCGAGCTCGGAATACGATCTCCGACTACTAGTCAAACCGGAAACCGATCTCGGCGATTCCTTCCGCGCGTGGGACATCGAGTGTCAGGAATTCATTCGAGTGTGTGGCTGGCTGTTTAGCTAGCAGCGCAATTAGCATCACATGTGAAACGGCCGGCGAGCGACTCGCCGGCCGTTTTTCTTTGTTCGCATGTGGCGCAAGGTTGCGTCACCCTGCCGCAGTGGCGTACCCTTGCGCCACAGAAAGCTCTGGCGTAAGGTTGCGCCATACCTAACCAAGGGAACAACGCTAATGCAACTTGAGACCGTCACCCCTAGCACTGTGAAACACCGCCGCAAGGCCGCGCGCACCGTTGCCAAATCGCGCGCAATTCAGCTCGACATGTCCAGCGTCAACGCGGCGCTTAAGGAGCAAATCGAGCAAAGCGGTTGGGCTCACATTTTTAACGAAACCCCCGACGAATTGTTGGCTGTCGACACCAATGCAAAAACCATCAAAGGCCAAGCGCTAATGGTCAAGACTGCAATTCTGTATCTGGCGCCGTCCGATCTCAGCGGCACGAATGTGTGCGCGATGGCGCTAATGGCGGGGTGCATTGGTCCCTGTCTTTTCACGGCCGGCCGCGCGGGCATGTTCGCCTCGATCCTCGCTAGCCGCTTGCGCAAAACGCTTTTCTGGTTGCAACACCCCGAGCGTTTTCTGGCGCAACTCGACAAGGAGATTACGCGCCTAAAGGCCAAGGTTGCGGCGGAAGGATACCAGCTAGTCATCCGTTTGAACGGAACTAGCGATATTCGATGGGAGAATTACGGGATCATTCAGAAACACCCCGACGTGCAATTTTACGACTACACCAAATTGCCAAACCGCAAGAATGTCCCGGCGAATTACGATCTAACCTATTCCTATTCTGGGACCGCGGCCTTTGCGCCATACGTTGCGCAAGCTGTGGCGCGCGGCGAACGTATCGCGGTCGTTTTCCGCAGTAAAAAGTTGGTCAAGGCCTTGATCAAGCGCAATGCAACATTTCTCGGCCTGCCGATCATTGACGGCGACAATTCCGATGTCCGCCACCGCGACCCAAAGGCCTGCATTGTTGCACTCTATGCCAAGGGCCGCGCCAAAAAAGACCGCGGCGGGTTTGTTGTCGACAGTGTCGACTAGGCGCGCCACAGGGTGGCGCAAGGTTGCGTCACCCTGCCGCACTCAAGGGGCTTGCGTTCTAAATCTGACTGGCGTAAGGTTGCGTCACTAACCAAGGAGAACACACCAATGGAAAAGATGTCTTTCGATACCTTCTGGCAAGCGGCCAACGCGGCGCTCGCATCGCGATTGTTGCCGGAAATGCACTACGGCGAGGCGAGAGACGCCTTTGCGCATATGAATGAAAAAATCCGCGTGGCGGAGGCCAAGGCCTTCCGGATCGCACTAGTCGAGGCCGGCACGCGCTAGACCTCAGCGTAGAGCACACGGTGGCGCGTGTGCTCAGCGCTGCGATCCCGCAGCAACCTAACCAAGGAACGAAGCCAATGACAAAACACACTCCCGGGCCATGGTATCCCGCCAGCCCCGATCATCCGTTGTGGATCGTGATCGGCGATGGTCGCACCGTAGCCAATGTTTGCCCGCATGACCTGTCGGCCTCAGCGGTAGCGGCCAACGCTCGCCTCATCAAGGCGGCGCCAGACCTGCACAAAGCTGCCGCGCACGCGCTCGAGGCGCTCAACAATGTTGCGGACTGGATCGATGACCCGGAAACCGATGTTGTCGACAACGCCATAGCCGTGCTCCGCGCCGCGCTCGAGAAAGTGGAGGCCTAAAGCCATGAACTTCTGGCAAATTGAAGGTCTCGTCGAGGGCGTCTGGGAACCGCTTTACAATGCCGACACCCTGCAGCAGGCCAAGGAATATGCCCTGACCGTGCTCGAGGACGAAGGCTACGAGCGCGTCCGCTTCTGGCGTGGCGATGTGTGCCACACGTTCGACGATCCCATGACGCTTGCGCGACTGACAGTTGTTCGGGATCGGCGCTTCCGCGATTAGACTGGCGTAAGGGTGCGTCACCGCGTCGCACTGGCGCACCCTTGCGACACTGACCGAATAGGCGTAGAGTTACGCCACTAACCAAGGAAGGAACCTATGTTCTACATTTTCAACATCTCCCGCAATCAGTGGCTCGAGGACAACTCGCGCAATGACTGGGATAGCTGGGACAGCCGCTTTGTGCATGCCCATGAATTCTGCTGCCGCGAGGACGCGGACGGCTGGATCAAGAGCTACTTTCGGTATGATCAGCCGCACCTGATCATTCTCGAGCGCTAGACCTCAGCGTAGAGCACACAGTGGCGTGTGTGCTCAGCGCTGCGATCCCGCAGCAACCTAACCAAGGGAACACCACTATGAATACCGAAATCAAAACCCGGGCCGTCACCTCGGCTGTCGTCGCAATGTATCGCGGGCAGGCGGTCTATCTGACCGAGGCCAAATCGCCGAAATTTCAGGCGCAGGTGGCCGGCCGTTTCTATACCGCCGGCAGCTTCGACACGCTGACCAAAAAGCTTGATGAGGTGCTGACCTTTACGAAGTTTCACGCCCTGCGCCTGATCCGCAAGTCGGGCGGCATCTGGGACGTCGAAGCTCTCGAGATCACCGGCCTAGATCGTAGCAGCGACGGGCGGACGCTGCGCTACAACGCCCGTCTCATACCGAGCGGCGATGCCCGCACGCTCGATCCATGGGCCGAGCTCTATCCGGCCGAGATGGAAGAAGAACTGATCGCGCACTGCGTCTCCCAGAACGCATGGGCGCGTCAGGAAGAGCTGATCAAGGCCGCGCGCGAGAAGGACACCACCGAGCTGCGCGCCAAGCTGTTGCCGCGCGCGGATGACGCCTCGCGCTGATCTTAGCGGTGTCCGCTCGCGCCAATGCGAGCGGCATCCGCTGCGATCCTGCAGCTCTAACCAAGGGAGAATATCGATGGAGACCTCTGACCTGCTACGCGCTGCGGGCGAGGCGTTGTACGGGGCTTATGGCTGGCAGTCTGAGCTGGCGCGCCAGCTCGAGGTGCCGTTACGCTCGATGCAGCGTTACGCGGCCGGCGGCACGACGCCCGACGCCCTGCTGCCGCAGATCAAACGGATGGTACTTGCGCGACAGAAAGAGATCGACGCGGTTCTCAGGAAATTCGAGAAGGCGGAGGTCTGATCGTGGCGAAAAACATTCTTGATGACGCGCCGCCCGAGGTGCAGAAGATTTTCCACAATCTGTGGGCCGACATGCAGCGCCAGCGCAATGAGGCCGAGAAGAGCGCGGCGCAAGCCGATCCCGTCAAGCATCGGCTGAGCAAAGTGATGGAGGGCGGCAATACCGGCTACTGCTACCACGAACGCACCAATGGCCGCGGCTCGCGCGTGCGCTTCTGCTACTCCAAGCACCGCAACGTTGCCGGCTATTTTCTGATCTGGCGCGAGATCGAGACCGCGAGATCGGTCAAGCGCGATCAATGGGACGCGACCACGTCGAAAGCCTGCGCGGTCCGCACGGTGGCCGAGCTGGCCGAGGCATTCGGGGCAAAGCAACGCGCCCGACCATAGCGGTGTCCGCTCGCGCCAATGCGAGCGGCATCCGCTGCGATCAAGCGGCACTAACCAAGGAGACTGAACGTGACCAAGAAGACCAAGATGGCGAACGCGATCAACAAACTGGCGGACATTCCCGCTGCCGTGATCGACCGCGAAGACCTCCCCAAGGCGATCATCAAGCGTCCGGACGCCGGCTATGTCCCGGGCGAGATCGCGATGGCGATCATGACCAGCCGGCCGGAGCTCATCCGGATTTCTAAGCCGCGCGCCATGACGGCCGAGGAAGTCGGCGAGCTCTACAAGGTGGCGGCGGCCCTGCTCGAGCGGAACGTCGAGCTGACCGATGCGCGGGACGCGGCACGGCGGATGGCGCAGACCTCGCTGCAGCGGCTTGAGACCATTGGCGAGCTGGCGCGCAAGATCGAGCTGGCGCGCACCGGCAACCTCGACGAGGAGATCGGCTGAGCTAGCATCTGAGCGATAGAGCGAAACCCCCGGCGTCACCGCCGGGGGTTTTTTCATTTCTTGCGGCGGGCCTTGCCGGCCTTGCGCAGCGACATCGCGACCGCCTGCTTTTGCGGATAGCCCGCCTTCTTCGCTTCCTTGATGTTCGAGCTGATCACCTTGCGTGACTTGCCCGCTTTCAGTGGCATTGCTCCATCACCTCCTTCTGCCTGCGTTGTCTGGCGATTTTCTGAACCGTCCCGCTACCAAGTCGCACGATCCTTCCGATCTTGCACATGCCGACGCCCTGATCGAGCAGATCGCAAACCTCCTGAATTTTCTCTGGCGTCAGTGTCGATGGGCGCCCGATGTGGTGCCCCTTAAGCCGAGCGCGCATCAGCCCCGCCTTTATTCGCCCGCTGTATTTTGCCCGCTCCAGCTGGACGAGGACGTTCGCCAGCCCCTTCAGGATTTCCTTCTCCTCCGGGCTCGCGTCGGTCAGATCGATCAGGCCTTCCAGCATCGTCACCAGTTGCGTTAAGTCGTACATCGTGTCCATCCACCAGTGATCTCAAGACCTCGATAATCTCGCGCCGCTTGTTCGACTCGCGAAGCGTCTCATCGCCCGCAAGCAGCGCAGCCAAATGCTGGTAGGCATCGGCATTGCGGATCAAGCCAAAGCCACGCTCCCGATCATACTTCGCCGCCGTCAGCAAATCGCTGCGGCTGCAGTCGCCGAGAAGTTTTTCGCCCACCGTCCAGAGATCGAGCAGCTCGACGATGCGATCCAGTCGGGATGCCTTTTCCGCGAGCTCTACGAAGGGCGCGAAGACCTGCTGGACCCGGTGATGCGAGACCGCCTCGCGCGCGATGCCGTGATCGCGTGCGTAGTCCTCCTGCGATTTCTCCCATGCTTTGCGCCGGGTCCGCTTCTCCGCTGTGTCCCTTGCTTTCGCCGTTCGCTCGTCGTCGGTCAGCGGCGCGCGCAGGCCCTGTCGAATACCGATGATCAAGGCCTCGTCGATGATCTCCGGCATTGCGACGGCGTAGGCTTTGAAGATCCTGAGCACCGCGCCATCGACCAGCTTGTGATCACCGCGGTCCTTCATTCCCGCCAGCACTTGGCTCAACTCTGGTGTCATGTATCACACTCCTCTAATCATCCCCATCGGGAATGACAGTGTCATAGGGGATCAGCACCACATAGGTGCGCGGGCCGCGCGGCACGAGGCGGATGCGGATGCGCTCGCCGCCGGCCGTCAGCGTCAGCGCGCCGGGCAGGCGCTTCAAGACATCGACATAGCCCGAGGTGCCGCCGGCCTTCTTGTGCCATGGCGTGCCGTCGAGGTGATGGGCGACGCCGGAGTGTGCGACCGCAATCGCGATGTACCACGCATTGGGATCGCCGAGCCCCTTGACGAGCTGGCCGAGCATGCCGACGACGATGCCGTTCTGCGCCAGCACCTCGCGGCATTCCTTGTCGCCGCTGCCATAGTTGGCGCGGGCTTCGCCGATCCAGCTCGAGATCATCTTCTGCGCGCCGCCGCGGGTGACACCGACGAGTTGCTCCATCAGGAAGTCGAGGCACTGCTCGCCCTGCGATTTCTGGTCGGCGGTCTCGCTCGTCTTCTTTGCCGGCAACCACTGCGTCAGGAGCTGCACCCGCTTCTGCGAGAACTGGCTGAACATCATGAGATCGTAGGCGCAGAGCGCGGTGCCGAATTGATCGGCGGCGCGGCGGTCGTGGCCGAGCTCGCACAGCGCCGCCTGATAAGCCCTGAGCGTGTCCTTCCAGCGCGGCCATTGGTCGAGCAGCCGGCCACGGATCTGGCAACCGTACTCGGTGAGCTGCTTGAGCGAACCCCAGACCTTGTGGCGCTCAACGCCGTCCTTTGGATCGGGATCGCCGAGCACCGGATGCGCGAGCTCCTGCAGGTCGATGACGAAGACGCGGTTCAACTCCTGCGGCCGCAGGCTCGGCAGATTGATGGCCGAGAGAATGAAACAATTGCGCGCCTGAAAGGTGTGGGTCTCGTGCCCCGAGGTGCCGCGGTCGAGCGTCTCGCCCGAGCTCGAGAGCGTCATAAACTGGGTGATCGCGGCATGCACCTTGTCGTCGTCGCCACGCTCGAATTCGTCGAGAATGACCGGCTTGGTGGTATTGCCGATCAGCGCGGCGATGGCGGCACGGGTTGCATTGCCTGAGCTGATATAGGCGTCGGGTCCGATGATCGCCTTGATGCCATCGAGCAGCGAGCTCTTGCCTGTTCTGGAATCGCCGGTCACGCACATCATCGGGCGCCACTCGAGCGCGGCGCCGAGCATGCAGCAGCCGATCTCGCCCATGATCAGGATCGGATCGATGAACGGGCGCGCCATGTTCCATGTCACCAGCACCTGCATGATGCGGGCGCCCGGGCCTTCGACCGTCGCCCATTCGTCGGGGCCCCACATCCCGGTGGCGAAGTCGGCGCCGTCGCTCGCGGCGACGCCGCGGATCGGCTCGGGCAGCGGCGGTGCGGCGGGATAGAGAAACTTGCCGCGCAATCCGATGCCGGCGCGACCGCGCGAGGTTGCGAGGATGTCGCCGCAGTGGATCACCAGCACATCGTCCTCGCGCCAGCAGCCGACGCCGCGGATCTTCTCTTTCGGGTTCCAAGTGCCCATCGCCTGACAGGTCACGATCAGGGCGTTGGCGACGGCGTTGTGATCCCATTTGTGGCGCTGCAGCTCGCCGTGCTTGTCGTAGCTCGGGAAGTTCTTGATCAGATAATCCTGACCGTTGAACAGCGCCGTGATCGGCAGGCGCTGCACGTCCTTCACCGGCAGTGCGATGAAGTGATCCTGTGTGTCGATGAAGTAGTACATCATCCCTTCGCGACCCAAGCAGCGCACCGGGCAATCGGGCGGCAGCATCGCGGGCGCGGCCGGCGGGCGCGGCTTGGGCGGACCCGCATCTTTGGGCTTGCGTCCGCGCCGCTTGGGGTTGTCGACCGCCTGCTTGACCTTGTCGACGTTGAGCTGGACCACGTTGTTTTCCTTGTCGCCGCCTTCGCCCTGATGCTCAGACACGAGAAACCCCTTTCAGCATGTCGTTGATGTCCTTGAAGCCGTCCTCGGTCTTGATGACGGCCGGCTCGAAACCCCGCTCGGCGAGGCGGTCCATGGCGCGCTCGAGGCCATCGACAGCAGCGGTCTTGGTGTCATTGTCGGCGACGATCAGCGCACCGCCGATCTGCGGCGGCAGCTCGATGTTGCCGAGATTGGAGATCGAAACGGCGGCGAGGCAGCGCATGTGTGGCGCCACCAGTGCAACGGTGAGCGCATTCTCGATGCCCTCGCTCACCACGATCCATTCGCCGTCTGGTGCATTGGCGAGCGGTTTTCTGCTCGCACCCTTCGTCAGCCGGATGGTGCCGCCGGCATAGCGGCCGAGCACCCGCTTGGCAGCGACCGGCTTGTCGTTGACCCGCGCGCCCTTCCACGCCTTGCGCCAGATCCCGTTGGCGAATTCGAGGTAGGTGCGATGCACCGCGAGCATGCCGCCGCGGCCGGCGATGCAGGCGACCATAGCCGGC